GCATTCTGGCAAGCAACCAGTCGGCTCCGCGGAGCTGCATATGTTCCGGGACGGGGCCCTTTCATACCTGGTCCGTTTACCCGCCGTTATCCGTGCTGACACATGAGACGCAAAACTTCGTTATCGGTTGCTGAGAACGTCAATCGGACGTTGACAGAGATTGCACGCAAGATGGGCGGTAAGGTGCAAGTGGGATTCCTGGAGGGCTCTACTTATCCGGATGGAACGCCGGTTGCGTCAGTCGCGTATTGGGATGAATTCGGGCATGGTGGAAATTTTCCCTCCCCTTCGCGTCCATTCTTTCGCGCGATGATTGCAAAAAATTCTGATGATTGGGCCGTCAAAATGGCGGAGTATGTCAAGAGTAATAATTATGACGGCTCAAAGGTTTTTGGATTGATGGGAGAACTAATCGCAAGTCAGTTGAAACAAAGTATTGTGGATACGAATTCTCCCCCGCTTTCCCCAACGTCACTCAGATTGAGAGCTAAATTTTGGGGCCATCCTGAAGACATTCGCATTGCCGATGTGTTGGCAGCCCAAGCGGCTGTAGCAAAAGGGCGCAAGAATATGGCAATGGCATCAGGTACGCAAGCAAAACCGCTGGTGTGGACGGGACACATGCTTGCGTCAGTAGGGTATCAAGTGAAAGCTGGTCAATTCTTTCAAAACGCTAAAACCGGCAATTGGGAAATGAAAGAGTAACCAATGGATTTGCGGGGCTACGCCAACCAGGCATCGAACGCGGTCAACAACAACATCGTTGTTGCCTGGTTAGCGTCTACTGGATACAGCATGGGGACGGCCGGTCGCCAACAGCCACGGTACGGCGCCGCGGTAACCGGACCCGCACAGGTTCAGGCTCTTGATGGGGATACGCTCCGGCATCTTGACAAAATGAATATCCAAGGGACGATTCGGGCGCTGTATATGTACGGGAGCCTTGCGAACGTAATTCGTCCCGATAGCCGTGGGGGAGACTTGATTGTCATTGGCGCACAGAGCGGCGCTCCGCCGGAGCTGCAAGGGCAATGGCTAGTAATCAAGGCGCTCGAATCGTGGCCGTCATGGACTAAGGTAGCGATTCTAAAACAAGCAACGGGGGCTCAATAATGGCGTCTACTCCCTACGTTCCTACAATTCTGGTGGATGCGGTTATTGAAGCGGTAATGGCCTTCTTACAGCCATTTGTGGGATTGGACGCGAATAATAACCCCATTCAAATTATTCGAGGTCAGCAAAACCTCGTTCCTCCGCCTCCAAATACCTATGTTGTAGTAACTGAACTTTTTCAGGATGACATAGAAACTCCTACGTTCGTAAATAACGGGACCACTCTACAAGCGAAGATTTCAACGCCAACTCAGATTGATATTCAGGTTGATTTCTACGGCAATAGTGCCGGGGATTGGTGTAGAGCGGTCAAGGCTGTTTATCGTTCTTCGTATGCTCCGGACCAATTTCCTTCCGGCATAGCTCCGCTCTATTGTGACCGGGGGCATCAAATTCCGCTGGTGACTGGGGAGGAACAATATCAATTTCATTGGGCATTGACTTGCTCTTTGCAGTACAATCCTGATGTGTTCGTACCGCAACAGTCAGCTACTCAGCTTAAGCTAACGATTTCTGAGGATATACCATGACGATCCCCGCATCTCAATTCGTGAAAATCAATCCGGGCGTGGTCAACGCAGGCGGAGCTGGTTTGGTACTGAATGGCTTGCAACTCACACAGAGCTTGTCAATGCCCACGAATCAAGTTCTCAGTTTTCCAAGCGTGGCGGCTGTCTCCGCTTTCTTTGGGCCGAATGCGCCGGAAGTTTCAAGAACACAAACTTATTTCAATGGTTACAGAAACGCCACTCTCAGCCCCTCCGCCATTCTCTTTGCGGCTTACAATGCGGCGGCTCGGGCGGCTTTCCTGACTTCCGGCTCATTCAAAAACGTTACGCTCGCTCAGCTCAACGCGATTCCGGCCGGAACACTGACCGTGGATTTTGACGGCGCTCCTTTGACTTCCTCAACCATCACGCCGTCAGGTTTTGCGAGCTTTACGGCGGCGGCGGCGGCGATCCAGGCGGCGTTCACCAGCCCTGGGTTTACCGTGGCATGGAACGCTGTTACCAGCACATTCGTTTTCACGGACGCTACAACCGGCGCGAGTTCGACGATTACCTTTGCCACGGGAACAAACAATCTCGCAACGAACCTGTTGCTGACCAGCGCGAGCGGCGCTCAGCTCTCGCAAGGCGCAGTTGCTGATACGCCGGCGTCCGCAATGAATAACGCAGTTCAAAATTCGCAAAATTGGGTCACGATGAAAACTTGCAATTGGGAGCCCACTCTCACGCAAAAGGAAGCATTCGCGGCGTGGTTCAATGCAGCCGATGACGCTTATCTTTTCCTTGCATGGGACTCGGATACTCAGGCGAGCGTTCAGAACGCCACGGAGCCTTTTGGAGTGGTTGCAATCGCGGCCGAATACAACGGCGTTGCGTGCATTGGCGGGGACCCGGCGGCAGTTCCCGTGGGCTCTACGCTCGCAGAGTTGGTTGAGAGTGCGGCTGATTTTGTGGCTGGCGCTATCGCGTCAATCAATTTCGCGAATACGAATGGTCGCGTTACCCTGACGTTTCTTTCACAAAATGGATTGTTGCCAACGTGTGCCAACCAGCAAACGGGGCTCAATTTGATTGCGAATGGATACAATTATTACGGTCCTGTGTCCACTCGCAATCAAGGTTTTGTATTCTTTAACAATTCCAACATGCCCGGACAGTTCCCCTGGATTGATACATTCATCGATGACGCATGGATGAATGACCAATTTCAGGTTGCTTTGCTGAGCTTGCTTACCACCATTGGAAGCATTCCCTACAATGCGTCTGGTTACGGGGATATCCGCACAACTTTAGTGGGAGGGCCAATTGCCGCAGCGCTCAATTTCAGCGCGATTCGTACTGGCGTGAGTCTTTCCGCTTCGCAGATTGCGGAAGTGAATCAGCAAGCCGGGCAACCTGTTGACCAGCTCATTTCAACTCAGGGTTACTATTTGCAAATCCTTGATCCTGGTGCGACGGTTCGCGCGGAACGCGGCTCGCCGGTAATCAATTTCTGGTACACGGACGGCGGTTCAATCCAGTTTATCACCATGAGCAGTCTCGATATTCTGTAACGAAAGGGAAACCATGTCAATTACCAGCGCAAATGCAGTTATTGCCTTCGGCGTGCCGGGGCTCTATCCCGTCCCCGTGAAGATGTCTGGATTCTCTACAGATAAAGCCTGGATAACGGAGCAGGTAGAAGTGAGCGAATCTCAAAGGGGAGTTGACGGCCGAAAGACTTCCGGCATTGTCTATAACATGCCGGTTCAAAATTTCTCGTTCCAGGGCGATAGCCCTAGCCGTTTGTTTTTCAACACGATTTACAACGCTCAGATAGCGCAAGGGGATGTATATTACATCATCGGCACTATCACGCTCCCCTCAACCGGCGAATCGTTCGTTTGCACAAAGGGAACGCTGAAAAACTGGAAACCTCTTCCTGATGGTGGAAAGGTACTCCAGCCCGTTGAGTTTGCTATCGAATGGGAGAGTATCGCTCCAACACTCATTTAAATCAGTTCCGCGCGGGGCTAAAGTTGCGGCCGCCTTCCCCGTAACTCCCGCGCGGCGCGCGCTTGGGAGGCAAAACGAATGGCATCATTTGAAGTTGCTTTTGAATGGATGATGAACAATGAGGACGGTAAGCGCGAGTATGCTATCGTCCCCGATGCTCCGGCCGGAGCCCATACCGTAAGCGGTATCAATAGTGCCGCGTTCCCTCAAGAGTTCGCCAATATTGCGGCCGTACCCCAAGCTCAACGCGGGCCGGCTGTAGAACTTTTCTATCGCCGGAATTTCTGGAATAACTGGTTTGACCAGCTCGATTCCGATGAGATTGCAAAGCGCGTTTTCGATGACGCAGTAAACATGGGACCAGGCACGGCCGTAAAGCTGCTACAGCAAGCACTGGGACCGCCTGTGGCGCGAGATGGGGAGTGGGGACCGGCAACCCTCCAGGCGGCCAACAGCGCGGCTCCTGATACGTTGGTAGCAGCTTTCCGGCGCGCTCGCATCTGTCACTATAGCGTTATCGCAGAGAGCAACCCGGCGGATAAGAAATTTCTCGCGGAATGGGAAGCTCGAGCGAGTCAATAACTGGAGGGGAAGGCATGGGACGTAAAACCGCAACATACTCAGTCACAGAAAAGAATCGGGATGAGGGTAAAACCTTCCTCATTACCGAAATGTCAGCGGCTCAGGGGGAATCGTGGGCAATGCGTACCCTCATGGCGCTGATGAGTTCCAACGTAGATATTCCCCCCAACTATCAAAAGTTGGGCATGGCGGCGCTCGCAACTATGGGATTCAAAGCCCTTTCGGGGCTCAAGTGGGAGACGGCGGAGCCTTTGCTCCAAGAAATGATGGATTGCGTCAAGTTCATTCCGGACGCG